GGTGAGTAGAGCGCAGGTAGCAGTCAAGAATGAATGTGTAGTCAACTGCCTTGCGACCATTGTGAGGGCCACCAAGAGCAATACGGTTTTCCTTTTGGTTCTCAATGTAGAGAAAGATGATTGCGCCAGAACTGTGTCCTGGGTCTTCACCTTCAAAGAAGTCACCTTCGGGAGTTAGTTTTGCTGGGAACTGCTTTACGCTTGACAAGTTGGTAATACCAGCACCTGTCAAGTACGAAGCAACTGCAGCTCGTACTGTGGCGCGTGACATTATGCACGACCCCAGATTTGCTTGAAATCATCGAGTAGGTCGTAACCCTGTGCTTCGTCTGATGCTGAACCTTCGGTGCGAGCCGAGACTGCGGTTGGCTCACCGATTTCGTTAAGAACTAATCCGCCTTGTCCGCGCTCTTTAATCATGGCAACGATAAAGTGAATGACCGCTTGCTTGACTGACGCAGGTAGAGCTGAGACGTTAACGCCAGATCCGTGTGCGTATTTAAGAGGGTTGGTGAATGTCAGAGTGGTGTTGCCTGGTGTCCATGAAGTTGAAACCTGAACGTACTCGTCTTTTTGTCCATCCCAGATAGTTAAGTTCATGCCTGGGAAGATACCCATGACGTTGTTAACGGTCATTGACGTAGCGCCAGCGACTGACGATGAACTGGTGAATGTGTTAGCCCAGCCGTTGATGTATGTCCACTGGCAGAAGATTTCCGTACCAGACTGCATATTGCCACCAACGATACCTAGATTGCCAAAATAGAGACCCATTGTGGACTGGCTAGTAATGATGAACTGGGTGCGCTCGATTGAGCAATTCGACGTTGAAAGTTGAATGTTCTGTAATCCGTCGCCCGGCCCCCATCCTGCGGAGAACGACTCAATGGCGAGGATAGGCGTGAAGTAGGGGTTGATAACAATCTGCCCCATGCGGTTCATGTAGTAGCGACCATTCTCGGTATTCGAGGTGGCGCAAAGTGATCCGTAAACTCCCATTGTGTAGTTGTCAGCCTTTGACGAAGCGCGAACGATTAACTCGTAGAGTGCGCGGTCTTGGACTGCCTGTGAAGCGTCTTCAATGAGGTTTGTAAAGTCAATAATTGCAGCCGTAGGACTGAACTTAACCTCGTTAAGCGAGACGTATGGTTCGACCATTCCACCGGAGTAAACAAATGGGGCTACGATTGACATTTATTCCTCTTCTGGGGTGAGTTCGGTTGAGCCACACTTACCGCACTTGTCGCGGTACAGGCTGACAAAGTTACAAGCGTCGCACCTGTAACCATTGGCGTTTCTAAAGTTAATACCTGCCACAGCGAAGTCTCCTGACTTAACGAGAGAGCGAGCGTCTGTGCCGTCAACGTGGAATGTGCCATCCTTCTGTCGAGGAATGACCTTGCCTTCGTTGACTTGAATCTCTTTAAGTCCATTGTCGGAACCTACGAGTCTCATTTAATTCTCCCTTTGCGAACGAGGGAGCAGTGCGGAGAAGGGGAACTCCGCACCGCTCTACCTCAGTGGCTAGATGCAAGCACCTAGCGATTTAACAGAATCAACCAGTGATTCCGGTGATTACACCTGACCACGCTGGAGCGCGGAAAGCAAGTGAACCGTACGTGTACGAGCTGATGTCGTATGAGAAGCCAATTTGTGGCCATTCGATGATCATCGAGTCAACAACGTTGTGTGCTTCCACAGTCTGAGCCACACCTGAGTCTGGGAATGGAAGCGACTTCTGGTGAACCAGCGCCACACCAGCAGGTGCGAAACGGTGAGTCACAAGGTCAACCATCTTGCCTGTTGCCTGGTTCTGTACGGCTTGTACGAGTGAACCAAGAACAATTCCGTCTGAACCAGTTTCGTAGTTAAGACGGTATGAAGATGTGCTTGCGCTTGTCTGAATCGCCTTAGCAATAGCACGACGTACAGCAGCAGTTGTAATAACTACGTCTGGGTCACCCATTGTTGAGTTGAAAAGACTTACGAAAGCAGCCTGTAGGAAGTCGTCAGCAGTTGACTGTGAAGCCACTGTGCCGTTCAACTGAGCCTGGTATCCACCGATTGTTGCGAAGGTGTTAACCCATCCGTCGTAACCTGAGCCTGAGTTAGCGCCAGCAGCGAATGTGTTGTATGAACCGTCGGTTGATGGAACAGGAACTGTTGTTGAAGCAAATGCAAGACCAGTAACGCCTGAAGCGGTGCTGACTGTAGTTGCCTTGTAAACAGTTGGTGTTGTGGTTGTTGCGTAGATGTTTACAGCTACAACGTTTGCAGGAAGAGTTCCTGTGTATGTAACCTTTACACCCTGGCCTGAAACAGTTGTAATCGTTCCAGCAGCAAAAGGAGCAGACTCACCGTAAGCAGATGAAACTGTTACCTGAACTACTGTGCCTGATGTTCCTGTTGTGATTCCAGTTCCAGTTGCGTCAGGAGCAGCAGTGAATGTCAATCCTGAAATCTGGCTAGAAGAAAGAACAGGTGTTGAGCATGAGTTCATCATGTTGCGCTCTTCTGCAAGGAAGTGTGACCAGATGAGTGATGTGTGTGAGAGTTGACGGAGATCCGTGTAACCCTGACCAGCAAACTCAGCCTGGAGTGAAACGCTGTCAGAAAGACCCTGCTCAACGAAAGACTTTACAATCTTGTCGGCAGCGTAAACAATCTGAGTTGGGCGGTTCAATGTAACACCGTTGAATGAAGTAGAAGCTGAGTTCGAGTTGAAGAATGAACTGAGGTTTGCTACTCCACCAACACCGGCGTTAGAAAGACCGGTGATGCGACGGAACTCAAGTGCCTGTCCTTGTGCCTTGATTCGTGCTGTGCTGTTGCGAAGGTAAAGTTCCTTCGGGATGAGCAATGAAAGCACTGGGTCAAGGTCGTAAGGTACGAGACCTGAGATACCTGAAACGGTGTTGTTAAGTGGTGATGTAAGGCTGATGTTCTTGCTTACGTCTTGGATGCCAGCAAGAGCAGATGTAACTGCTGCAAGTTGGTCGCCTGAAACAACCTTAGAGAGGTCAGTAAGAGCCTCTTCTGTGCGTGTAGCAGCAGAAACGGTCTTTGTGATTCCGGATGTTGGGCTGAATGAAAGCTCACCGCGACGGTGTGCGGTCAGTGTGTTCGAGTGAACTGCGCTCAAGGCTGACTTGTATGCCTCGAAACGCTCAACGCGCTGTTCGGCTGGTACTCCGCCGAATAGGTCGTCAATGGAAGGAGCGGCTAATGCCATGTCTCAATCCCTTTCTGTTAGATGGTTAGTTGAACTGCTTTGACTTAGCCTCGTAGCGAGCTGCTTCGGCTAGGTACTGATTACGTAGTTCTGGGTTAGTCATTTTTTGCGCCATGTCGCGGAGACGGATTGCCTCTACTTCAGCCGCAATGACCTGAGCAGACTTAGATGTTTGCTCTCTTGTTGCTCTGATGGCTGGGCCACCAGGTACTGCCATCTCACGCACTTCATCAAGCGCGGCCTTCAAGAGACTAATCTCTTCTTTCGCCTCGTCTAATGCTGCCTTTGTTGTGATGGTTTCTTCAAGACCTAAAGCCTTGACGATTTCGTTGCGCAACTCATCCTTTGTTTCTTCAGTTGCGTCGTCTGCTGATGCAGACTTGATTAGGTCGGCGCTAACGCCAAGTCCAATGTAAGCCATTGTGTCTTCTCCTGATTTGTCGTCATCCCATCCTGTGAATGGAGCTGATGTTTCATTTTCTGATGCTTCCCCTGTCCACCAGTCCAAGAAAATGGATAGTGAGCAAAGTAATTCCTGTACGTCGCAAACTTCGCTTTCTGTGCCTGCGAGCATCTCGTCAAGTTCAGCCTTGATAAGTGCAATCATGCCAGCGCGTACTGCTTCGAGTTCTGCTGGGTCGTGGATCATGTCGTCGGCCTTAACCAACTCTGCGTCTGCACCCTTCCACTTGTCAGGGATAAGGTCTTCGCGGCCTAGAGCCTTAGCGCGTGTCTTGATGTGAGCCTTGACCTTTGCTGGGTCTTTGGCACGACCAAATGCCTGGATAGCGTTCTTTAGGTCGCCAACAGTCTTGATTGGGTATGAGCCGTCTGGGAGTGCTTCGCCCTTGTCACCGGCAAGTTCACGCTCTGCCTGTGTGTAGTCCTTCTTTTCAACTTCTGGCTCAGTAACTTCTGTGTCGTCTGCGTCAGCAGCTTTGATGTCACGGTTAGCGGTTACGTTGTCCATGTTCTGAGGAATGGTTGGTGAGTTCTGCAATTGGTCGTCTACTAAACCTTCTGGCTGTTCACCAGTTCCGTTGCATACTTCGCAAGGAGTGTCAAACTCTTCGCTTGCTGTGTTGGTCTTTTTACCAGTTCCAGCGCAAGCGGTGCAGGCTTGAATAGCCTCATACAACTCTGTTGGAGCGCCTTCTGGCTCTGTCATAATTGCCTCGGTGTCGATGGCATCCTTTTCAATGTCTGCCATAGCAGCACCTTTCACTAATTCGCCTTTAACTGATTTGGCGAGTTCGATAACGCATGATGGGTTTGCTGGTCGGTCAACAAGCGAAACCTCTACGATTTTTCCTGAGCGGATCATTCCACCAGGGGCATCGGCTGACTTCTCAACGCGAGCGCCCTTGATACCTACTGAGAAACCTGTGTAGATTCCTTCTTCAACTAGACGAGCTGCTTCTGAGTCAACAATCTTGGCCTCAACTACGAAACCTGTGCCTGACTGTTCCATCTCCATAGCCTTACCAATGGCCTTTGACTGGTGCATCTCGCGGATGTTGCCAATCTTGAACCACTCCGGCATTGCAGTCTTGAGCCACTCTGGGTCGCAGATTTGCTCGTCGAGGTCAAGGGTTGCGTCTGTGGCAAGACCCTTTACTCTCATGTAGCCGTCGTCTCCGCGCTTGACTGTTAGGTTGCCGAAGTAGGCGTAGGTAATGTCTTGAGCCATTGGGTTATTCTCCTGTTGAGGTTGATGTGTCTGGCAATACAGCCGCTACGGTGCAACGGCAAGAAGGGTGTTCTGGTGGGTAGTCGTCTGTGATGTCGTGTGGGTTGGCTAGTTCTTGGTCTAAGCACTCCGCACAAGCACCGTCATAGGCTAACCAGTCAAACTGTTCAATGCCAGCCGACTGATAGGTGTCTACTGCCGAAGCGTTGTAGGCACGGTTTGTTTCTGTAACTGCGATAATGTCTGCACGATTTGGATCGTTGATGATTAAGTCAATCGCCGTTCCAATGTCTCTAGCACTCATACCCTGGCTAATGCCAAGAAGTAATGAGTCTGAGATTCGTGTCATTGTTGTATCGTTAATGCCTTGAATGGTAATGCCAGCCTTGTCAAGCAAGTTTTGCAAGCCTTTACCAGCCAATACTGCGTCTGAGCGAACTACCTGAGCTGCGTCTTTTGCTCCTGCTGCTCCACCGGCTGTGTAGATGTCCTTTAGAACATTCGTAGCCTTAGCGTTGCTCATTGAAATGTTGCTCTTAACAGCGCCTTGTGCAACTGCCTTCATCTGAGCTACATCTTCAAGAGGTTTTGGAACTGCTCGAAGTGCTTGGGCGATTGCTGCGCCTACTCCAACTACACCGGCTGCGAGTGCAATGCCGATTGCCTTAGAGTGCTTCTTTGACACTGCCTCTACTTGTGGGTAAGAAGGCAGTTCGTTCATCTGACGCTTAGTAACTAAACCTTTTGGGGTATCAGTTATCTCACTGTTCACGATGTTAGAAGCCCATTCGTAGATGTTCTCAGGCATTGGTGTAGCGCCCTTGACAATGAAGTACGCCTGTTCGTTGAGGTTGTCGCTAAGTTCTGCGTCAAATACGGTGAAGTCA